AAGGTGTTAATTTATCTTCTTCTTTAGGTAATTCGTTCATTATGTTGTCAATGAGTTCTTTTTTTTCTTCAATTTCTTGTTCAGTTAAATTTGCTTCTTCTAAAGTAGTTCCTTCAATTAAATTATCAATTTGTATACTTGAAAAACCATTAGCTGACAAAACTTTTCTAGCATAGTTTTCACCACGATCATCAATAAATTGTTTTAGATTTTTTGGATCGGCTGTAAGTACATTTGCAAGTAACCTTAATTCTTCTTTTTGTAAATCAGAAAGAGAATTTATGTCTATAGGCAAAGAATCAGGATCTACTTCATCTCCACCAATATCACCAGCACCAGCTTTTTCTGCTTCTGCTTTTTCTGCTTCTGCTTTTTCTGCTTTAAGTCTAGCTTCTTTTTGTGCAGCACTTTCACCAAAGCCTGCCATAGCTCCTGAACTTTCTTCCATAAAATCAATATCTGTGCCACCAAATGCTGAGGCAGGTGAAGAAGTAAGGCCTGATGAACTCATTCCTAGGTTTGTAGTAAATTCAGGATTATATGCAAAAGGGTCAGGTGCTGTACCTGAACCAGAAGCTAATGGATTAGATGGATCAAAAGTATTAGCAGGTCCTGTAGGAACCATTCCTTGAGTAAACCCACCCATAGCTAATGCTGCATCTATATTAAAAGGAACATTCCCAGCAGATGTTGTGCCTCTACTGCCAGCCATTCCAGGTGTTGCTACTCCATAACCTGTATTAACATCTCCGTAAAATGTTTGACCTGTTAATTCATTAGGGTTGCTAACATTAACTCCAGCAGGAACTCCAGTAATTGGATTTCTTGGGTTTAAAGCAGGATCGTCAGGAGATAAAATAGGTGCAATTCCTCCTGCTTCAAGTGCAGGCAAACTTATACTTCTTCCTGCAACATTACTAATACCTGTTCTTTCATTTAAATTATCATAATATTCTGGAACAAGCCTAGTTGTGCCTGTAGTTGTATCAGGAACTGTTAAAAGAGTTGTTCCATCTTCTTGTGCAAATCTATTTGCAAGCCTTTGTGCTTCTGCTTGAGTAGTTGCATTAACAGACTGTTCGTATGGTCTGCCGTCATTTCCAATTATGTAATATCTAAATATCATGTTTATATCCTAAATGGGTTGCTTATCTTATTCAAGGGATTAACCTTGGTCTTTTGTTTTTTTTGTTTGGGTAACTCAGGTTTAGCAACATCTTTAAAAGATATGTTTGCCTGTTCTAAAAACTTTCCAACCATTGTGTCAAACTCGTTATATGCCATTTCTATTGAATTATCTTTACCTGCCATTATCCCATACCTGGCGGAAGATCACTTGTAGGTACTCTTCGGTTGCCAGTCCTTTGTCCTGCTATTTGTCTTCCGACAAGTTCTTGCTCTCTAAGAGAACCTGGAACAACAGGTCTAGTGTTTGTTTCTACTCTGCCAGCTTCAGTCGCTGGTGATCTTGCAGGTTGATTTGCACTTGAAAAGTTACCTGCATTAGGTAATTGTGTTTCTCCCTGCGTATTTAAAATATTCTGTGCTATCTGTTCGGCTTCTTGTCCGCTAGTCATTCCTGTAGCTTCAACTAACTGTTGTAGTAATGGAACTCTTCTCGCTGCCTCACCTTGAAGAACCTGTTGTACTTGTTCTCCTTTAAGGAAGTTTTCTGCTAGTAGTTTTGATCTTACTTCTAGTGCATTAGATACACCTGCTTTTCTAAGTGATGTATCGTGGTCAACGAATCCTGCTCTCCACAAGTTATTCCACAAGTTCAGTTTTCTTTCCTGTTCTTCTGGAGAAGTAGGGGAGAGTTGTACCATATTTACATAATGACCTCTTATATCATTAGGTCTTACTATCGCATCTAATGGGCCTGTTTCTGTTTTACCAAATACAGTTACCTTATCTTGGATTACATTTTCAATAATGTGCAAGATTACAGAGTTTCTATCTTGTAGTCCTCTTTGAGCAGCTTCTACATACGCACCAAAGTTAAGTGCAGCAATTCCTGCTAACACAGCAGTATGATAACCACTCGCTGCTCCAGTTGGTCTTTCTCCTCTTGATACGGCAGGAGCAGTATTAGATTCAATAGCCTGTTGCATCATTTGTTGTGCAATTACGATTGAACTAGGAGGATCTGGTGTTATTGCTCTTTCCACATTTACATTCTGCGGTAAAAAGTTTTTAGCACCAGGAGTCTCCTCATACTGTTCCATAACCTGCTCGGTAATACCAGGAGGACCTCTAAAGTCTCTAGTAGGCCAAGCAGAGTTACCTACGATATCGAGGTACTGCGAAGCTAATCTTGATTCTGCTCTAAGCATATCAAAGTTACCATGCAGTATTCCACGATAAAGTGATGAGGGATCATTTCCCTCTGTCATCAGACCTGTATGTGGCCAGTACATTGTAAAAGGCAAAGTCTTATAGCCATGTCGCTTTGGCTCTAATGCGAATTTGCCATCAGCCATGTAACATACTTGACTGTGAGTCCAGGTTTCCACAAATTCCACTGTTCCTTCTACAGGTCCTTCCCAAGACGGAAAGTGTGCATTTACCCACGAAGCATCAATTTCGTAAAAATGCATTACCCATCTTGGATTTTGAATATTATTGGTATCCCACACCATCATTTTAGGATTGATACAAGTTGAAGTGATAGGCCAGTTAATGTTTCTCCTGTTTAAAACATCTTGTAGCTTTTCTTTATAATCTGATACGTCTCCATCTTCTGGAGGTTCTGGGAAGTCTTCCCATCTGTTAGCAGCGAACTCTGTTTTCTCAAATGATATTCCATAAAGTGCCATGTGTTTTGCTGTTTCTCTTCTAGTTGGTGAGAACTGCTCAAGCATGTGATTCGCACCCCTGAGAAACTTCTCAAGCAGTTCTGCTCTTACTTGTCCTTTAGGTCCTGGTGGAGGAACTGATATGTCTAAAAATTGTGGAGTGACGTGTGCAACAAGTGTATTAATTGTTGAGTGTGCTGTTCCTAACCTTATCTGTGAACCTGTTTCTGGAACTGAGAAATCAAAGTTTGATAAATAAAAATCTTCTGCTTCTTCGCAATTTTCGTAAAATTCTTTAAATTCTCCTCTTGATGAGGCTAATGTTGATTGAACCCACTCTAAAGATAGTAAAGATTCTTCTAAAGGATTGGCACTCTCTCTATCAATTTCTTCCTGTGGATTCATTCCACCTTGTGAAGATGCGTTATAACTCATAGTCATAGGACTTCAGTTCCTTCTTCTTTTAATGCAAGTTCTTTTCTCTGCCTTCTCCACTCCAACAACCTAGAACCCTTATTTTTATAATTGCTATTTAAAGGCTTTATGCCTCTTGTCGATCTTGGAACTGTCAGAAGATCCACAACATCTTGTGCAGGATCGCAAGCCATTAAAGCTAAACATTCTGCATCCACCCAGTCATCATGTCCGTTTGACACAGAATAAAATTGATGACCTCTATTTGCCGTTTCCCTATGAGCAATGTCTTCTAACTGACTTATTAGTTTACCGAAACTCTGTGGAAATGCAACAGTCTCTTTTTCAAGCGACAGTGCGTAATCTAAAAATAACTGATACTTTTTGCTTGGAGTAAAGTTGTATCCTACAACAGGAATTGAGTGTTCCATTAGTTCACGATAAAGTACATCTTCTCCTAATTTACCACCAAGACCTGTCGAGTCCATGTAAATCTCTTCAAGGTTCCACCTCACAGCTTCTCGTTTAATTGTTTCAAGTTGCAGTGACCAATCCGTCTTCATAAGTTCAACTGCAAATACGGAAGTTCTTGTCACACGATTTTTAATTATAAGCACAGTAGGATCGTTGGATCTACCTATGTCTAAACCTGCAACATACTTTTCGCTTTCTTCTGGAGCCATCATTTCGTATGCTCCATGAGAATAGGCTTTGGTTATATTTCTAAAGAAGTTACCTGCACCTTCAGGTTGTTTAGCCATGTAGAACCTTTCCCATATACCTTCAGTCAAAGATCCTTTTTCCTCCTCAATCTCAAGTCTGTCGTCTTCTGTCAGGTAGGGGTTGTCAAAGGTAGAAGCATGGAAAGCCTGTCTTCTTTCAGACATGTTTTCCTTCGCCATCTTGTAGTTTCGTGCAAACCAGTGTTGGGAGCTTTCTGGAGGAACGCCCTCGACAATGGCCCTACCCAATCTTCCAGGTGAGTTTAGTGTAGGCCTTACTTTATTCCAAGCAGCCTCTTTGATATCTTGTGCTTCCGCCATGTGTAGAAAATCTAATCCTACAGTTTGCAGTCCTTCAGGGTTGTCAGCAGATTTAAGTTCCCAGAATACCGAATGTCGCCATCTATTAGGTAGCCAATTACCTTTTTCGTCTTTTAGATCCAACCATACATGCAAGTCGTCTTGTTTAAATCCGCCACCTCTGCCACCACCTTGAGCCTTGGTTCTGGTTTTACGAACAATATGCTTGGGAATAAACGCTTGCATCTCGTTCCACACCTGCATCATCTGAGCTCTTGTAGGAGCAACTGTCCAAATATGTATAGGAGGTACAAGACCTGCTTGTTCTGCTGTTAGCTTTTCTCCCTTGCCTGGAAACTGCACTGGATTTATAGAGGCTTCTCTTATTTGCCGTAGTGCTTCCTGTAGGGCAGATCTGGTTTTACCTGCTCGTCTACCTGCCTGTACAAACTTAATCTTAGCTTTGGATTCGTGCATCTCCTTTTGCCAAGGATAGGCTTCGTACATATTGGGCATGCTCTAGTTCGTCTCCTGTGGTTTTTGGCTTTGCATTGTCTCGGCTTCAGCTTTCGTGTTTAAAAACTTAATGTCACTTGCAATTACTTCAAATGATTTCTTTTGATTTCCTTGTTGATCCGTATACTCTTTGCTTTGAAACCTACCCTCTATGTATACCCTCTGGCCTTTGGTTAGGTACTTGTTTACATTCTCGGCAGTTTTACCGAAGCAAACTATGTTAAACCATTCGGTTTCATCTTGTGAGGCTTCACTCACCTTTCTTCTGTAGTTTACGGCTATTGAAAAGTTGGTTACAGGTGTCTGGTCAGGTGTGTACCTTAATTCAGGATCCCCTCCGACATTACCTATTAATAAAACTTTGTTTAAACTTGCCATTCTTTTTCTCCTCGTCTTGTCTTGTTTTTTTTGCAAAATAGTAGTGGTGTTGTCTACACAATCCGTTTGCAAACATTCTTTGCTTGCAATTTAAATCTTCTCTACCACACATCATAGATCTGGCAATCCGTCTCCAGAATAGTCTGCTTCAGGTACATGACCATTGTCTTGCACTATCCCTGGCTGCCTTTGATCTTCCATAAAGTATTTAATCTCAGGTCTCGATGAAACAGGTTCCATGTGTTCCAAGTATCCGTTTGCCATCATCTTAAGTGCAAAGTTCACACCAGCACTACCTTGTGCCTTTGCTCTCTCCAAGTGCATAAAGCTAATCACAGCAGACTCGTGTGCATATACAGTGTCTAAATGCGACTTCTTAATATAAGTTTTCTTGGAACCTGGAAAGATAGGGTAGGAGTCCTCTTTCCTGTATTGATCTAGTCTCTTCTTAAACGATAGGGTAGAACTAATTTTCTCTGCTAGTTTCTCTTTATTCCAACCAAACTCCTCACACATTTCGTGTATTCCGTCACTTGTGGAACCAAATACAGGTAGGAGTACATATACTTGTTTTAATTGCCTTGTCCACTTCTTCCATTCAGGAATTGCCTTGAGAACACGCCTTTCTATTTCGGATACACCAGAAGAGCTTTTTGCAAGCATATTTTGTATAGCCATAATTACATCTCCCTTACATACTTAGGGCTAAAATCTAACGGACATCTTGACCGAAAATAATTATTAATTATACACTTATCGATAATTAATGTAACCGCACAGTAACGAAATAGGTGAACCAGGTCACCTCAAAAAGACCAAAACCTATATGGTTACTCCTACTGGTGGGACAAGTGTCGCCGTCAGGATTACATAAGGGATACAGGGTCGGGAGTATCAATGCTTATCTAGTCAGGGAAGTTAGCGATTTTAATTTATAGAACTCCTATATATAAGGGGTGGTCTTTATCTAAATTTAAGAGGTATTTAAGTTTAAATTGTTGTTTCAACGCTCTGAGTGCTTCATATATATACTATATACGGCAGTCGGTGTATCGGCGGTACTTTTAAGATAGATTTTAATAAAAGAATATCTAAAGAAATAAAAGAAAAGATTAAGTTTAAACTGCTAGGCATTGCCAACCTTAAAAGAGAAGGGAACACCAACGGAACTAAACCACAATATAATCTCCCTATAAAATAATTATCTCTTATAAATAACTCTTATAATCCTCAATAATATTTATAAGAAAAAATCAAAATATCTTTAAAAATCTACAATTAAAATATCAGTAGGGGAGAACCTTTTTAAATCACTCCCCTAGCGCTCCCCTACTACAATTATTTTAAGGCGTTCTATATCCAATTTTTAGGGCTTTATATTATATATAGTAGAGTTTTGAATATTGGCCCTGATAATTATTATTCTTGGCAACCATAAAAATATTATCTGTACTCCCCTATTCTTTTAATTCCTGGAGGCAATCCCCTACTCTTTTAAATAATTATTACTTTTTTATTACTTTTTTCTTACCTTCAATAATTAATTTAATTAGTAAAGTTAATTAGTTATGGCTGTTATTTTAGGTTTAAAAACATAATTTTAAAAAAAGATTTGCATTTTTGAATTTATGGGTTCATAATGGATTATAACAATTTATAAACAATACATTAAAAAGAGGTTAAAAGTGAAAACATATTACACACCTAAAGAAATTAAACAAGCATTAAAAGATAAAAAGAAGGGAGAACGATTAAAGAAAAATATATTAAAAGCACATTCAAATTATATGGCTCAATTTGGAGTTCATGAATTAATAGATTTTATTGAATGTGCAGGTTTGGCTGGAGTGAATAAAATAATTCATGAAAACAATGATGATGATTATTCAATTGATCTGTTCAGGTTCAGGTTTTTCATCTAAACATAGACCAATATTTATATAAAATAAAAGACTAAAAATTAAATATAAACAACACATTAAAAGAGGTTAAAAAAATGAAAAGATACATAGTTAAACAACCAAAACATTCAGAAATTAATGATGAAAAAGCATTTAAGATTGGTAGAGCCGATATAAATGCTTGTTTCAGATCTAATAACGATGGTGATTACAGAGTTTCAGGTTATATAACTGCTGATGATCTTAATGAGGTTTTTAGAATAGGTAATACTGAGCCAGATCAAATAGAAAAAGTTGATGAATTTTATTCTATATCTTGTGGTGATATTATTGTTGACCCAGATACACAGGTTTGTCATTTGGTTTCACCTCTTGGTTTTACTAGAATAGGTTACGATCCATATTTTGGGAAGGGAG